TTTTCTTTAGAAGAGAATTAGTATCCTGATATGATAAATCTCCATTAGTAATGGCTTCCTGTGTATAATTTATATAATAGTCAAAAATCTTAAATATATGTAAAATCTGAGTATCCAGTTTTCCAGTTACTCTAGCTTTATTAATAAGTTTTAAACTACTAGCTATTAATACTTGACTATTTCTATAATTCATATTATGGATAATAAGTTAAATCTACTATATTTTTATAATCACCACAAGATTTACAATCATTAGAGCAATATTTTTTCAATGTTGTTAAAATAGAAGATATCTCATCTATAAAAGAATTATCTATTGCTGTTTCTAATGCATATAATAATGTTTGAGCATTTAATATTGAATTATCTGATGTCACTAAACAAGTTGAAGAATTAACTATTTGAACTATTTTATTTAAAATACATTCTTTATATCTGGTTAGTTCACCAACTGCACTAGTTGATACCTCTGTAGTAGTTTCTGCTTGTATAAAATAAACACCATCAAAATAATTTAATCCTAAATCTGTTAAACTAATCACAATATTTTCTGTAGCAGATGCTGTTAATTTACCACTTAAATCTATAGATAACGTTGGATCTTTATAAGTAATATCTGTCCATAAGTTTAATGTTGTAACAGTAGCTGCATCTATAATTGTAAGATTTAGTTGAGTTTTATCTTGTGATATTTCAAATAATGTTATTTTCATATTTTGATTAAATTAAAAAAGGAGAGAAGAGTTAAGTTACCCTGCTCTCCTTTTATATTAAAAAGTTACTTATCTATCTATTATACTACAGGTAATGCAGCTGGAACAACTCCTGCTCCTAAGATAGTAGTTAGATCAGCTAATACTGCATTAGTAGCAGCGTTATTAGCTAAATTATCTACAACTTTATCAACTAAAATAGTTAAAACTTTATTTTGTTTTTCTACTGTAGGTGATTGTCTGTCATCAAAATATTTAATATGAATTACATTATAAACACCATTAATACTTGCATAATAAGGTGTTGCAAAGTCTGCAGGGAATCCTGTTTGACGATATACTTCATATTTATATCCTTTAGTAAACCACTCAAGATTTACAGCATACTTACCAGTACCAGCTCCAGGATAGTTTTTAGTATTAACTGTTGCAGTTAATAAACCTAAATTTTCATGGGTTATGGAAGTATTTAAAAATTGTTTGGCAGTTACTTCAAATTCAATTTGACGACCAGTAATTTTACCAGGTACAACAGTTTGTGCTTGTCCAGTAATAGTAAAGCTATTCGCATTTACAGTAGCTACTGTTAGTTCAAAACCACCTCTTTTTAAAAGATTAGCATTTAATGAAGCAATTACTCCATTTTGAATTATTTGATCAGTAATACCTGCAACACTTGCTCCAGTTACATAATAACCAGTTACAGTTGCAAAATTCTCAGGTGAAAGAGTTCCACCATCATTAAATAATCGTACTTCTACTGCATAAGTAGTATTAGCTACAACATTTCCAGTAAATCCTGCTACTGTTACCACCTTTTGTACTTCAGGTGCATATGTTTTAAGAATTACTTTGTCAACTTTAGATGCTTTAATAACATCTGAAAATTCATAGTTTAAACCTTTAGCAGCATTTCCTGCTGTTTTTTGTAAAACTTTGAAATCTTTGCCAGCTGCTGGTGCTCCACCAGTAGCGGACAATACTTTAATTTCCTTGTCAGAGGCTGCACTAATAAACGTAGCTACAGTTACTTCTGCTGCTACTGCATTACCAATGATTAGTTCCTCTACTTGGTTCGGTCCAAATACACTCATTTTTTGTTAATTTTAATTATTATTATTCATTTCTTTGATTCATTTGAGCTTTTAATTGTAAATTACCTTGACGATAATCTGCAAGAGCAAGTTCAACAGCTCTATCTAATATTTCTCTATGTATACTTTCACTAAGTTTACATGTTTGAGCAGATGTTATTCCATCTATACTTAAACCTTCTCCAACAAAACTTGTTGACAAATTAGTTAGTATTATAGGTGATGGATATGCAATATATCTAAGTTTATATTCAGAAATATTATACTTAGAAATTAATTCCACATTTTTATTACCTGCTTGCTGTGTATAATAATCAAGTCTCCATGCAATTTTATCATTAGGATTTTTGAATGGATTATTTACTTGAGTATTATATTCATCATATGTTTTTGGTATTACTTTTAAATACTTTCCATTAGCACAAGAGGTGGTATCATTTACTTTAACTTGCTCTTGTATAATAAGAAAGGTATCATTAGGTATTTTAAAAAATTTAGATGAGCTTGATATATTATCTGAAGAGGTTAATATAATGGTACTTTTATGATTTTTTATAAGTTCCTTTAAATCATCTCTTCTTTTAGATGAATTTTCAAATCCACTCTGATATTTATTACCTAATGGATTAAAATAGTTTTTAACTAATTCTAATTGAGCCTTAGTTAGATAAACTGATTTCTCATATAAATCTATATTAGGTGCGGCATTAGTAGCTATACTATTATAGAGGATATCAAACTCGTTTGAAAATTCTGTCGTTGTCATATATTATTTAGAATTATCTATTCTAGCTTCTATTAATAAACGTACTTCTTGATTTTTAGGATTATCTAAATATTTTACAGCATTATCAAATGATGCTACTTCTCCATTTTCACATAAATCTAATCCATCAATAGTTGAATACTTATTACCACTTCTAATAACTAAACCACTATCAATTCCTTTATGAATTAATACTTTAGTATCAAAAGATTTATCTTCTATAATTGATAAAAATGATGATGGCATTTTATCTAAATATTCTTCAACTTTACCTTGTATCCAGTCTAATTTAGAATCTGCTGAAATAGGTTGATTAGTTAATAATTTAAGAATACCAATAAGTTTATCTCTATCATCTTCAATTTTACCATATAATTTGAATGCCTGTTTCTTAGTATCAAGTTTAACTTTTTTCTCTTTAAACTCTTCGTCAGTACGTGTAATTACAAACTGATATGTTTGTTTTTTATTACGGTCATTCCAAGTTGGTGCTATATCATTTTTTAAAGATTCTAATATTCTAATTGAAATATAATCCATAGGATTACTCATATCAAATCTATTATTAGCATCATCTTTATATAATGATACAAAGAAAGATGTCCAAAAATCACCATATACTGATAAATTTAAATTTGTAACTCTTTCTAAATATTCTTTTTCTTCTGGTGTTAATATATTAGCAACAGAACCATTTCTTTGTAATGGAGCACAGAATTTTCTCTTAGAACCTGTTAACATCCCTCCAGATATAACGTGATTCTCATCAACATTAGCTGACATACCCATTTTTCTTTTAACGAATTTAACAATTACTACATCATTAGGTAATGTAAATTCTTTCTTTGTAACTTCCTTTGTTTCCATAATTTTTCTCCCTTTAAATTAAAAATAAAATAAAAGGGTGTTTGAAGTACACCCTTAAAAACTTATATAAACTTTTATTACTTATGCAGCAATAGAAGGTTTCAAGGTTGCAGTTCTTGATGGGTCTTTAACCATCGCTCCTGTACCACACATAGCACTCATAATTGCAGAGTCTTCCATATGTTGCATTATACCACCTCTACGTCCACTAAATGGATCTCTAATACCAGCTTTGTAACCACGTAACTCATCGTCACCTCTTACTTTAATTTTTTGGATATTAGGCTCTTCCATTGAACCAATATAAAGAATATCATAACGGTAAGATTCAGCTACACCACCATCTGGGTGAAGAATTTTATTTCTTACTTTATCATCATACATTGGGTCTACTTCTAACATTACGTGAATGTTATTAGGAGCAGTCCATTCTGTAAATTGGAATCCAGCTTTATATGAATTATCATGGAATTTAGATGAAGTTTTAGAAATAGCACCCGTACCTGTATTATCAAATCCAATATTTAACCAACCAGAAGCTTCAGCTGTGACAGCTCTACTAAATTGAGCAGCACCTCTTTCACCAGTACGTAACATAAATTTACGTTCTGAGAAATCTAATTTACCTTCTACTAATTCAGATAATAAATCTTCTAATATTCTAATTGAGAACTTATTATACTCGGTAGTATTAGATACTTCCATTTGTTCTCTAATTCCAGAACCAGCTTTAATTTCAATATTAGATGCACCTTTGTTAAGGAATCTACCATTTTCATCTCTATTTGTTTTACCAAACATTAATGTTCTAGCTTTAATTCTAGATAATGATTTTTCAAATTGCCAGTAAACTTCTTGCATCCAAGTAACTGATTTATGTACTTTTCCTGAGTTAGGATCTCTAGTTTCAATACCAGCGAAATAAACAGGTTGTACTTTAACATCAATCATAGCTCCAGATACTTTATGTTCCATACGTAATGTAGAAACTGAGTTTCTCATTAAATAAGGAGAAGTAAATTGAATATCAGCACCTCGAGTTGATAACTCATCCTCAACGTAAGCTGATTCAATACTAAATCTATTTCCAGCTAATAGTTCATCACCAGGAACTCCTGCTAATGTTTCTTGTCCACCAAACACTTCTGCAAGATAAACATAGTTTCCACCTTCTTCTGTAGGTTCAGATATTAATCTAAACTGATATACATCTGGTCGTGGACCACCAATTACGTGTACTTGACTAAAGTACTTTTCACCAAACACCAATTCAATGTGTGTTCTAGCTGCACCTACACCAGTGTCTCCAGTTAATACAACAGCTCCATTATAACGTGCTTCCACTAAAGGAATATTACGTTCATCACTACCTACTACTTTCCAAACAAAATCATCAGAAGTTTCTAGAACTTTCTCAGGAAATAACGAGAGAGTAGTATCTAGGTTTTTCATTCCAGAATTTTGTAAAAGAACGGTTGTAAGAGGTGACACTAATTGAGGTTGACTACCAAAAATAGCACCAATATGGTTTTTTAATGTCAAACCTGACCAGGATTTACCTTTGGTCATTACAAACTTTCCTAAACTCATAATTTTAATTAATTAAATTTTTACTTACTTTTATTTATTTTATTGTTTAAAATACAATCTCAGAACCTATCCCTCCATAACTATTAGGATCGGTTAAATAACTTGGTGTTCCTGAATCTTCAAATTTAGTTTTTCTTAAATCTCTTTCTAATTTAGAAATTGCTTTTGTTTCAGATTTATTAGTAATTTTTGATAAATCTTTGAACCCATTCGTCATTTCATATAAATAGTAAAGTTTACTATCAAAGTCAATTGGGTTTTCTCTTCTATCCCTCATTAACTTATTTTCCATTATCCCAGAAGGACTCTTTCCAACTATTTTAGTAATACTATTATATACTGTATCTTGTATTGTTTTGTTAACTTTGATTCCTTTAAAAAATTCTGTTTTATTATAAATAGAATTTTTTAAATCATTGTCAATTTTTTCTTGTTCTTGTGCTTCAGCTAAAGCTCTTGCTTGTCTCTCATCAGCTAATTGTTGCAGTCTTTTTGCTTCTCCAACTTTTAAACTAGCTAAAGATTCTCTTGCATCTTCTATAATAGATTCATCTCCAGCATCTATTGACTTTTTAAGAAGTCTCATTGCTCTATTTTCATCTATACCTTGATTTAGATAATCTTGATATATAATCTTTTTACTTAATTCAATATCTTCTGCTAATGTATCTTCTGTAATTCCTTCTAATGTATTAACATTATCTTGATATTGTTGATACTCTGCTAAACTTATTCCTTTGTTTAAAGCATCATATCCTTCTTGTCCAATCTTATTAACAATATATTCTTTAGCTTGATTTTCAATTTCTAATTTAATAGATGAAGTTAATTCTTCTACATTAGTAATTGGTTTATCTTTTTGAAGATCTAGAGAGGGGAGTAAACCTTGCTCACTAAGAACGGATGCAAAGGAAGAATAAATATTGGGAGAATTTTCATCAGAGTCCTCACCCTCTTCTTCATGATCTTCGTTCTCGCCTACTTCCTCTGGATTCTCATCCTCGCCGAGATTATTTTGTTCATCTGATCCAGTAATATCTAGACCATCTTGATTTTCATTATCTTCTTGATTGTCGTCTGAGTTATCTTCAAAGTCTTGAAGACCTTCAGTAGTGAAATCCATATTGATTTCTAAGTCGCTGGCATTATCAAATAGACTCATGCCTAAGTTGTTTTCATTTCCTTCCATAATATATTTCTCCCATTAAATTACAAATATAACATTTTTTATTAGGAAAGTCAATAATTTTTTTTATTATGTTAAAATTATTGACAATACCTAATAGCTATTTTACACTGTTTTCTTTCTCTTTGAAACAGCAATTTTCTTATCTTCTCTTACCATTTTATCACTATGTTTCTTCATATCGTTATCTAGAGCTTTTATTTTTAAAAGTCTATCAGATTGTAGTTTCTCTCTATCTAGTGATAGTTTTTCTAATTCCATTGAATCATCAATACCATCATCATCCTCATCGACAACTTCTTCTTGATTCATACTTGCATTAAGTTCAGCAATATAAATCTTAGTTTCATTATCACGTTGATTTAGTTTATCTTCTAATTCCATTTTACTAGCTTCTAATTGTACAGCATCTTGTTGTGCTTGTTGTGCTAGTTTATTTTGGTCATCTTGAGCTTTAGAATTTCTTTCATTAATAGCTTCTTCAGCTATCTCTAATTTTTTCTTCATATCAGATAAACTAGGACTAAAGTAGATATCCATAATAGTTGACATAGAACCACCATTCTGTAAGAATGCTTGAGCATACTGTTTAATAGCTTGTTCTAATTCAGCAGTTTTAGAAGAACTAGTACATACCATACCATAATCTGCTTCAGCAAATTCTTCTCCTTCTATATTTAACATCTCAATAGTCTGATCATCTAATATATACTGAACCTTCTTATTGTTACCTTTAAGAGCTACTTTAGCAGCTTCTAAAAATGCTGTTAAAACTCTTAGTTTAACTTGTTCATGTGTATGAAACCAAAACTCTGTAATATGAGATGATTGATTAACTGAACGCTCTACACCACCTACAGTTTCATTACTAGATATTTGCCCTTGACGTTGTTGAGATACTCCTGCTATCTCACCCATCTCAGCTTTAATAAACTCTAATAACTGAATATGTTGCTGAATATAATTACCAGTTTCCATATCAATAGCACGCCCACCTTGAGTATTCATAGAACCTGCCAACTTACCAGTTGCAGCACCATGATTACCTTCTTTAAATGAGTCTATAACTGCAATCTTATTAACTACAGCAAAGTGTAACCATTTATCTATTTCCCAATTTTCTGGTACTTTAGCTAAATCAAGTTCAAAGATTTTACCATAATTAGTGGCAATAGCTTTATTTAATCTATCCCATAAAACATCATATAAATATTGATAGTTTTTACATCTATCTAATAGTGATACAGCTTTACCTTGATTGGTATTATAAATCTGTCCAATAATTCCAGGATGACAATATGAAGGATTAGAAATCTTATTATATTGTACAGGTCTAGGACGCATATTAATATAAATTTCTTTTCCTAATTTAGTTCCTTCCCACCATTCACTAACCCATAAAGTAGTTTCTTCTTCTCCCATATCTTTATTAGGAATATAATCCTCAGACATGATTTTAGATTCTTCTTCACCAAACTCATTATAATATTTAACTTTCTTAATCTTCTTTAATGATTTCCAATATACACGTAATACACGCATATTACCATTTTCATCTGTAAAATCAGAACTAAAATAGTGACCATTAATTTCTGCAATATTAAATAAACTATCTATAGTAGCATTACCACCAAGTCCAGCTTCTACTCCATCTCTTAATAAGACATGATTATTATCATCATCACTATAACTACCACCAGTTTTAGTAGTACTATAGTCCATAATATAATCAATATCTTCTGGTTTTAATTGGTCATGAAAATAATCTATAATCTTACCAGGACTCCAATGATCTTCTAATATAATAATACTAGAATCTTCAATTCTATCTGAATTACCACTTCTAATTGCATGAACTTTTAATGGATTTAATTTGTCTAATGTTGGTTCTGAATGAATTATATCAACTTGATATATTTCCTCAGCCATAATTAAAGCATCTTTAAAACCATTATTAAATTTAGTTTGGAATTCTTGTTCAGCCCAGTAATGACGTAATATTTGATTAGCCATTTTCTCACGTAAATCTTGCCAATCATATTTCATATAATTTTCAAGTTCTTTCATTTTAGAAGCTAATTCTTCATCACTATAATTACTTTCTAAATATTCAGTAAGACGTTGCATAAGAACCTTTTTCTTATCTTCTTCTTTCTTACTAATAGCATCTTGATTAGTAACAATAACTTTCCAATCAAAACGTCTCTTTATTTCTTCCCCTACTAATAAATCAATCTTAGGAACTACTATAGGATGGTGTGGAATATTATCAGGTATAAAAGATGCATCCATATGAAATGGATTTACTACATCAGTTAGATCTCTAATATCTACAATACCATTATAGAGATTAAGATTAATCACTTTATTTTTAAGACTCTTTCTTACAGATTCATTATGATAAAATGAATGTTTATCAGCATAATCTATATTATCTTTCCGCCACTCTTGAGTCTTTCTACTATAGGCAAGACGCTGTGGTGGCAAAGTTAAATTATTTATTCTTGCCATATTATTATATTAAACTTACAAATATACTAAATAAATTAGTTAAATACAAATTGTTTATTTTAAACTTCTCTTTTAAGTTCATTACGTAATAGCTATTATTTAAAAATATCTATATTTTGATTAGAAGGTTTTCCAAAGTTTCTGTTAAAGAATGGATCATTAGATAAAGACTTAACAGGTTTCTCATTATTCTTCATAGCTGACTGAGTTCTTTTAACTCTATCTTCTCTTAATATAAATAACATAATTCCTGCAGATACTCTATCGAAGTTACCATCTGAGTTCCACTTAATACATTCTTCTATATAAGCAAAACTTCTTAATCTATGTAAATTTCTTCTTTCATCTTTTTCATCACCATGTGCTTTAGTTAACATCCAGTCAGCTTGTAATAATCTACCCCAAGAATTTATCTGTGCATTAGCATGTGTTCCCTTAGCTCTATTACCATATAAATTAGTTTGTTTAACAAAATCCATATCTTTTAATATCTGTGGTGTATCAGCTAAATAATGTAATGCATTCTTTCTATCAAAATAACTAAATAATCCTTTTAAGTTACTTTCATAGTTAGCTTCAGCATTATAAAATTGTAATGTTCTTAAAGCTATATCATATGCTTCATTAGCTGTTTTAGGTCTACCTGAATATTCAGCTACTATTCTATCAGTAAATGTATCCATTACCATAATACTAAATAAGGATTGCCCAGTATCTGCATCAATAGGGTCAATTCCTGCTATATATCTACCTCTAACAATTAAACCTTCACTATTCTTACGTGGCATTTCAAATATTTCTAAACATCCAGTTTTATCTCCTGTTCCTGTATCATATGCACGTAAAGGATATTTATTACCTATTGGTCTCCAACTTAAACTACTATCTGGATTATAAACTAACTCTCCTACATAGTGTTCAGCTAAAAAACTTTCACGTTTAACTGAAACACTTTCTAAATATTCTTTTAAATCAGCTACAGGAAATACAGTACCTTCAGTACGCATTACTGCCTCTTGAGGTGTTATTGGTTCTTCTGCTTTTTTCTGAGTAATAGCTCTAGCATCAGACGAACTATATTTAACTAAATATCTATCTTTACATATTTCAATTAATGCTTTAATAACATCTGATTCTCCTGTTTCTAAATCATAACAATTATTTCTATTCATATATGCTCCCCAGAAGAAACCACATGTTGTATCCCCATTTGTATTTCTATCATATACATTGGGAATACCATAAATATTATAAGCATTATGACTATAAAATAATTTTTCAGATCCTTCAAAACTAGCTCCTTCTGTACCCCCTGTACCTCCAGCAAGCATAAAACCAAATGCTATTCCACCATCCTCTACTGCTTTTCTATTTACGTTCCAAGCTTTTTCTAGATTAGGAAATAAACCATCTTCTTCATAATGAATAAGTGGTCCACGAATACCCCGTGCTTTATCAGGGTTATCTTTTAAAGATATACCAAATACAGATGATAAATTACCACGTCTTGTACCATATTCATCTTCATAACCTAATTGGACTTCCATAGCTCTCTTACCATCTACCAATCTCATACGAGGTAATGGTGTAGTATCTGCTATCCAGTCTAAAGTATCTAATACTTTACCCCATATACCTTTATCACCAGATAAGAAACCTTTCTCTGATGCTAAATGGAAATTAGGATTACCAGACCCAGGATATACATACATATTTCTAGGACTCCAAGCACCTGCTTTAAAACTAAATCCAATACCCCTGGTTTTTAATAATTTACCATGTTGTCCATTTTCTTTAGCAGCATTAACATAATGAAAGAACAGATAATCTCCAGACCACGGTCTAGGAAACTTTCTAACACGTTCACCTTTTTTTTTACTTTTACTTCCTTCTGCCTTTTCTACTAACCATATAGGAGAATAATTCCAATAAAAATATAATTCTCCAGGAATCCACTCACCATCAGGACGAACTAAACCATGTTTCCATTTATATAATTCATCTCTCCAAAATTGAGCATATTCAGATTTAGGATTACCATTAGGTATTAAATTAGTATATTTACCATTCTTTTCAAAGAATAAAGCTTTCTCTCTAAAGAAATCCATATCTTCTAATATATGAGGATTAGTAATATCAATTAATTTTCTACCATCATCATATTCTACAGTATTACCTGTTTCATCAATATATGTCATTACAGGTCTATCTTTAATAAACCCTCTTTCTTCCTCTGGAGCAATTAAATTTTGAATAAACTTAACTGTACTAATATACTCTAATACCTCATCCCACACCTCTTTAGGTACTGAATCTCTTAATTCATCACTAAGAGGTGTTTGATACTTATTAAGTTTTATTTCCATAATCGTTCATTTAATACTATTGCTTTAGTGCTTAGTATTGTTTTAGAAACAGATATAGCATTCTCTAATGCACATCTAGTCACTTTAAGTGGATCAATTATATTTAATTTAAATACATCCTCTAAATAATTAAAATCAGCTCCATTATATAGAATTTGTTGTAGTGGAGCACCTAAACATTTATTAAAAGGATTATCAATATTAATTCTATACAAAGCACATCCACCCCCTTCAACAATACCTTCTTCTAAAGCAGAATGTACAGCTAATACAGCATCTTCTATCCTATCTTTACGTTCTTTCATTTCAACCTCGGATTTACCTCCTACTTTAATAAGAGATATCTTTCCTGTTAAATTAGTTATCCTTTGATCTAATAAATCTCTTGCATGACCTTTCTCTATACAAGAATAAGCTTCTGCTAAATCTGATAATAATTCAGATGTAGCTTTTGATGTATTATTAACAGATATAATAGTTTTATCACGTTGTACAGATATACTATCTATTTTACCTACGAATCCTTCAAATATTGTATATTCTTTAGAAGGTAATAGTAAAGTAGAGTTAGTATAAATAGCTAAATCATTCATTAAGTCTTTCCTGTGTTGTCCAAACCCAGGAGATTTAACTAATGCAATATTTAGTGCCCCTCGGTTGTAATTATCTTTTAAAATTGATACTACTTGTTCACTAAAGTGATCTGCTACTATTACAGCTGATTGTAACTGCTTTAAAAGACCTGCTATTACTTCTAATCGTTCTAATTTCCCATTAATAAGAATTATTGGAATTTTACCATATTCAATAGACTGACTTTCTCTACTATTAATGAAAGCTTTATCAAAATAAGTAGTTTCTAATTGCATACCATTAATAGTAATTAATTCATCTTCTGATTTACTACCCTCTTCCACTCTAACGATATTAGAATGTTCATAGGCTTCTTGAATTAATTTACCAATACTTTTATCATTATTTGCTGAAATAGTAGCCACATCAATAATATTAGTCGTCTTTAATTTCTTAGAATTTTTAATTAGTTCTTTAACTACTTTTTCTTCTAATTCTTCTAAATCCTTTTTAATATCATTATAACTTTTATTTCCATCTAATAAATCAAACCCTTTATTAATTAAAGCTTGAGCTAAACATAATGAGGTAGTAGTACCATCACCAGCTTGTTCTACAGTATTCTGTGCAACTTGTTTTAATAATGTTACTGCTATATTTTCTATAGGATCAGCTAATGTTATATAATTAGATACAGATACACCATCTTTAGTAATATAAGGATCACCAAATTCATTTGCAATGATAACTGTGCTACCCATTGGTCCTAATGTAGTTAATACAGTATTAGCTAATTTATTAACACCATCTCTTAATCCAATTCTTACATCTTTACCTATTTTAATTTCTTTACTCGAATCCATTCTCGAAGGTATTAAAGTTCTTACTTCCTTTTTTCTTATTTTCATTATCAACTTCAACTATAATGGGTGTTTTCGCTTTTGTTCC